CAGCTCCACCTCCGCCACCGCCGGCACCAGTACTTGCAGTGGTTCCAGGTCTTGAACTTCCTCCATTGTTGCCCTGCGATGGGCTAGTCGGTGGAGTATTGCCTAGACCGCCGGTTACTGCATTTCTTCCTCCAGAACCACCACCTGAACCACCGTTGTTTCCTGCGATTGCTAGAGTTGTATTTCCTCTGCCTCCACCACCGCCTCCTGATGAAGTAACTGTACTCAGCGTTGAGGCTGAACCATTTGAACCCTGTGCTGGTGCAGTGGTCCAGTCCGAGGGATTTGATCCACCTGCTCCCCCGGCACCTACGGTAACAGTATAATTTGTGCTGGTGGCCAGTGATAAACCAGTACCTGTTCTAAATCCCCCAGCACCACCGCCACCGCCTGAAAATGATCCACCACCGCCACCGCCACCCGCTACCACGAGATAGGAAACATTGTAACTGGCTTCTGGGCTATAAATTCTAGCGCCTCTCAGCGTGGTATGTGATATAATGGCCATGATATCAATTATTAAAAGTTATGCTGCCTGATGAATTAAAAGTATATTGACGATAACCGCCGGCTACAACAATGGTAGGTGATCCAGTGGTGGTGGCTGCTGAATAACTGTCGGGATAGCGTATCATGACCAAGCCTGATCCCCCAGCGCCACCGCTGCCTGCACCACTGCCGGTGCCACCTCCACCTCCACCACCGCCGGTATTGGCAGTGCCTGCTGTGCCGTTGCTGCCCTGCCGGCCTCCGTCGCCTTGTCCACCTGAGCCGCTGCCGAGACAGCCGTTGTATTCTCCACCTCCACCACCGCCGGCTCTGGGAGTATCGTCCCATCCTACTGTACGATTACCTCCAGGACCGGCCTGTGTGGGACAGGTAGGGGTGGGAGCATTGGTCACGCCTGCTGTACCTACACCAGCGGAACCTCCGCCACCGCCTGAAGCATAGCCTGTGCCGGGACTGTTGTTGGTACCTGTGCCACCTGCATAGCCCTGCACAGGACTGGTGGGAGGCGCATTGCCTGATCCCCCAGCATTGGTAGTGGGAAATGTAGCGCCTTGTGCGCTGGCTCCGCCACCGGAACCTCCGGGCAAGCCTTCTCTGAATCCAGCACCTGAACTGCCGCCACCGCCACCACCTGTGGATTCTACCAGTGCGCCAAATGTTGTGGGGCTGCCGCTGTTTCTTGATGTTGTACCGCTGGTGGCTGAACCACCTGCACCCAAAGTAATGGTATAAGCAGTGCCTGTGCTGATAGTAGCATTGCCGGTGCGATATCCACCTGCGCCTCCGCCACCTCCGCCGTTGTAGCCACCTGCGCCGCCGCCGGCTATGACAATGTACTGTACAGCAAATTGCTGGGATTCATCTTGGCCCACTACCCTGACATTGGTTATTTTTGTGTTGATTATTCGCATAATGTGTATTTAACTGATTTCTGGCCAAGTTTTATCTAGCCCTGGCATACTTGAATGGGAATTCTGCGAAGGCGGCGTATATATAAGTACCACCAGATGCGTTTGTGTCCGTAGTACCGGCCCTTCTTACTTTGAATCCGTTAGAAAGAAAATCTAAACCGTCTGCTACTCCCTCGGCTGCTGATGAGTTTGGATATAAAAAACCGTTTACAATATTATATGGAGCAGTTCTTTCTCTATCCATAATCCACCAATCAGAAGTGGAATCGATGCGCTTGTATAATACGATGGTTGGCCTAAATCCAAGATACACAAACGGCCCGTCCGCAGAGCCATTGCCCGTGTAACTACCAAAAGCAGAATAGCCCGCTACTGCGGCGAAGCAGTAGGCTACATAAGTCCGACCGTTTAAGTTCACGTTATCTGCGCCGCTAGGACCAGTTACAAGTTGTAAAGTTGTGCTTGTTTTTGTTCCTAAATTTCCAAATGAAAAAATAGCTTGTGCATCCGTAGTATTTAACGACAACCCATAATTGTTGCCAGATAAATTTTGGTGCCAATTGTACCAACTATTGATGCCGCTTATTGATTTTATGATGGTAAATACAGGTGCAACTCCTAGACCGTGACCAATTGTCGCTCCGTTTGTTCCGTTACCTGTCCAAGTAACAACGGAGCACCCGCTGGTCGTGTTCGCGCTGACTGTGCTGGTAATAGAGCCATCTGTGTTTGTGGAACCAGCACCATTAGCTTTCCAACACCATCCAACATAAGTTTGTCCGCTTAGGTTACAGGCCCCAACACCGGCATCTGTACCAAGACTAAATCCATCAGAATTAAAAGCAGTCAACGTATTTGGTTCAGACGCTTGAGCGACTGTAAGCGAAGAACAAAGTCTGTTTGTTGCTCCCCTAAGAATATCAAATAAAAATGAATTGGTTACTTGAGACCGACCTTTAATCCACACAAAATCTGGGGCAAACCCAAAACCAGTTATTGACCTATTCGCCCCGGTCCCAGTCCACAGTTCCAAATCCACATAATCACTGGCTTGTGTGGTGCTGGTAGCGCCAATGGTGGGCGTGGGAAGATTGGTTGACACCAAGCACTTGAATCCTGTGGGTGCTGCATAGGCAAACGCACGCTGGCCGAAGTTGGCGCTAGCAACTGTGCCTCCAGTGGGGGCGGCTCCATAACCAATTGCAAAAATATATGAGCCTGTGATGGACGAATACGCCACTCCCTGACTAACTCCATTCTTATAAAAAACTAATGTGCCAGCATCTAAATCTAATGCAACACCAATAACATCTCCTGTTGCATAAGACGCTCCATACGCAGAAGGTGAAGAATTATTGTATTTGTTTCCATTATTTGAAAAATAACCGTAACTGTTTGTGCCGTAATCGGCATTTCCAGGCCAGTTAGTTAGTTTTCCACTAAACGTTGAAGGGATAATTCCAATTAGTGTTTGGCTGCTTCCTCTTGTAAATTCTGCGTACCATTTACCAGATGAAACTGCTATTGTTGATCCGGCAGAATGCCCGGCAGTGGCCGACCAACTAATATCTAAGGCTCCATTGGATAAAGTTGATTCAGAGCCGTTGTTTAACGGATTCAGCGTGGCGTAGTTGCCGCGCACCTCACCACCTGCACCGGTGTCGGTGCCGTAGTCGGATGGACTGTCTGAGAGATTGTCCTGGCCCGTGCCCGCGGTCACAGATATGTTGGTGGGCGTCCACTGCTGGTTGCTGATATCGTACTGGTTGTAGGCAAACGCAGCGGCGGGCGGTGTGAACGCGCCCTGATAACGGCCTGCTCCTTTGGTCACTCGCAGGTCTTGTATGTACCCAACGAATGGATATGTGGTTGGTTGATATGTTCCGTTTCCCCCGATAACGGTTGATGAGTTGCTTGTGAGATTGTAAGAGGTGGTCGATGTCACATCTAACACGCCGTTGACAAATTGTCGCGTTGTTCCGGAGACTCGAGACACCGCGACGTGGTACCAAGTGTTGGAACTTAATGTGATAACCCCTACGCAGATGTTTGTCGAAGTTGTGCTGAATATAAGTTTGGATGTAAATATTTGCCAGTCGTAGTTTGTGTTGCCGCTTGCTGCGATCCGGTTGGATATTATGATTTGTTGGTTTCCAATCGATGTGCTATAAACCCACGCCTCAATAGTGAAATCCTGACTGCCAAACTGGGTGGGTGCATTTGTCGACGGTATGACCAGATAGTCCCCGGTGCCGTCAAAGGCTACGCTGGAATCACCCCACTTCTTCACAGCTGTGCTGACCTGTGCGTTGCCCACGGTCTCGATCACGTTCTCGCCGGCAGCGTCGTAGATGCCCGAGTTGGTCGCGTTCAGGAGTAGCGCTGTGTTTGCTATGGCTGTGGGCGGCAGAACGGGTGGCACGAATGACGAGGTGTAGAGCGCGGTGCCCTTTAGTATGCGAACTCCTGACACGTACCCGTTTAGGTCATTGACTAGGGTGCTGTACTGCTCCCCGACGCACAGCGGGAGGTTGGCCGGGCTTAGCGACAAACTAAGAGTCCCCGAGTCAACGAACTCACCGTTGATGTACAACGAGCACGTGGTTCCAGATCGGACCACGGCTATGTGATTCCAAGCACCTACTTGTATTCTGGTCGTGGAGGGGTCTTGGACCACGACCGCAGCATTAACCCAAAACGTTATAGACGTGCCAGTGCCGCGCCAGTAGAGCTGCCAGCCGCCGTTTACCCCGGAACTCCAACGATCTATTATCATTCTGTTCGTGCTCAGCGCTGAGAAGTTGACCCAGCACTCAATGGTGAAGTCCCCTGGCAGGTCAAGCGCCGAGCTTGACGGTATCAGGAGGTTGTCACCGGTGCCGTCAAGGTACATCGACCCGCCGTAGCTCGCCGCGGACCATGCCTGTGTGGGTATGAAGGGCGAGACGGGAGAGATCGCGGTGTTGCCGTTGGCGACCTGAGCCGCGTTTACGATGGAGTTGTCCCGCACACGGTTGGACTGGCACGCGAGCGTCATCGTGCCCGGTATCGCGGTGAGCGGCGCGGTTGGGGGTGTGAAGTTCGCGGTGTACACCGCGGTTCCTTTCACAAATCGCAGGTTGGAGATGTACCCGTAGAAGTACTCCCTGAGTGTGTTTGTTTGGGCGCCAATGACGGGGTTGTTGCCGTTGGAGGTGTTCATCACCGTGTCGGCGAAGCTGGTGCTCGCCGCGATCGTGCCACCGGCTACTTTTTTACCGTCCACGTACAGGCTTATGTTTGTCGCGCTGTCCCTGGTGACGACCACGTGGTGCCACTGGTTCAGACGTATCACCCCCGCCGGGGCTGATATTGTTGTTACTGCTTGGTTGGTGGCTCTGAGCTGGCAGTTAAACGTGCCCGTTGAGCTCACTATGTACGGGTAAATAATATCAACGACTGTCGTGTAGTAGTGCCAAATGCCCTGCGCCGTGGCGCTGGAGTTGACGGTGTAAATCCACGACTCCCAGGTGAACAAGCCAGTGCCAATCCCGTACGTCAGCGCGGTTGGGGTTGTGGAGATGTAGTCCCCGCTGCCGTCGAAGTACGTGGACCAGGCCTGCACGGGCGGGGTGGTGTAGTTTATGGGGCTGTTGTTGAATGGGTTGGCAAATGTGAGCGTGTAGGCATTACCGTTGACCGTGATCGGGAACGCGTTCGGGCTGTTGTCGATGAATGTGCTGGATTGGCAGGTCAGCAGTACTGTTCCAGAGATTGCGGTCAGCGGAGCGGTGGGTACGGGCAAGGTTGAGATAGTTGCGTCGTATCCGGATGGCAGTGCTCCTTTTGTCATCCGGTAGTTACTTATATATCCCAATATTGGGTTACCGCTGCGGGCCCGGCCGATGTCAAGATTGTTGTCTGAATTTATGTCCGTTGTGCAGGCGGTCGATGACGCGGCACCCACACCGTTTAAGTACAACCTGATGACGCCGGAGTTTCTTACTACGGCGACGTGGTTCCACGAGTCGACCGCCAGAGTTCCGCCGGTTATGGCTCTGGCGCCGGCGTCTATCCACTCAAACTCAAGTCTCAGTGAAGGATTGACATAGAACACGTAACCATCTATGCCCACGGTTCCTTTGGCACCGAAACCTTGGTTTGCCCCGTTTGTGCTTGTAATGTATACCCAGCACTCTATGCAAAAACTGTCGGTATTGGGATCCAGAGCAGCGTTGTTGGCTATGGTTAAGTAATCTGTACCATCAAAAGCCCCCGACCAGTCGGTCATGCCAAACGGGTTCGTTGGCACGGGCCGCGCGTTGCCGTTTGTGGTGACCGCGAAGGCGTTGGTTGAGTTGTCGATGAACTGGCTGTTCTGGCAGGTCAGCAGCGAGGTGTTTGCGATTGCGGTCAGCGGGGTTATTGGCACGGTGAAGTTCGCGGTGTAGACCGCTGTACCTTTGACAACTCTTGCGCTGCTTATGTAACCATTAAGATCACCATTCCAATAAGATCCTACTTTTGTTAGCGTTGTGTCAAGGTTTATTGTTGCCGATGATGAGTACGAGGCCTCTTCTTGTCCATTTACAAAAAGGCGCATCGTTGAACCTGATCGTGTGATAGCGACATGGTACCACTGACCAGAATCTATTGTAGTCGAAGATTGCAAAACCGGGGTTGTGCCGGTCAGGATGTTGTAAGCAAAAAAACTTAATTTTGTTGGGCCTGAGCTGTGCCCAAAGATAAGTGCTGTGGCGGTTCCGGAGAAGCTGCCAGCCCCGTTTGCTATAAGTCCCTGCGCGACCCCCGAAGTCGCGTTGTTCATTAAGAAAAACATCTCAATTGTGAAGTCTCCGGTCAGATCAAGCTGAGCAGAGGACGGGACGCTAACATAGTCTCCCGTGCCATCAAAATACCCCGAATAGTACCCTTCAGTTTGCGCGGTGCCCCCGCCGTAGTTAAAGGGAGTGAAGTTACCCTGTGTGGTGTTGCCGTTCCGGGTGATGGCGAAGTTGTTGGTTGAACTGTCCAAGAAAGTGTTGTTCTGCGCGCCGTTGGTTGAGCTGCTGTTGATCAGCAGAGTATTGTAGGGCCAGTAGGGATAGTCTTGGGCGGTGGTTTTGGGGTTGAATCCCAGTTCAGCCACAGTGGCACCGTTGCCAAACGGCAGATAGAATCCGTTGACACCATATGAACCAGCATAGGTCAAGGGTATGAGCTGACCTGTGGCCGTGTCAGTTTCGGTAAAAGCTGCAGGAGTCAGTGCCTGACCGTCTACAAAGTTCACGTCGGCTAGGTACCCACCAAAGTTAATGCTCTGCTGAAGATCGCGGCCGATGGCGTGTACGGATCCTGCGGCGTTGATTGAAAGTTGCGCGAACTGCGCGGGGTTGTTACTAGTTGAGAACGCGGTGATCTGGGTGCCGTTAACGTATAGTTTGATTCTATCGGCGGCTGTGCTCTGCGTTGTATCAACCGCGCAAAGTATGTGGTACCACTGCGAGGGATCACGAAAAACCTGAGTTGTTACTCGGTAGACTGTGAACCACAATTGAAGACCCAACGTGTCAGCAATCCCGTTTGATCCAAACGTTAGCGCAAGAAATGTTGAGTCTGAGGCTCCGTTTGGTGTGCCGAATAGCTCTTGGTACGTGTTTCCTAACACGCTGCGCTTTACCCAACCGCTCCACGTCCAAGTTGTTCTGCTGCCCTGTAAGGTTGGAATGTACGAGAAGTACGCGGTGTCCGCCGGGTTGAAGCGCACGCTGCTGCTGACCTGCAAGGGAGTGGGCCCAGGTGGATTGGGATTGGGATTGGCGCCAAACCCCAGGATCTGCATGTTGCGTATGACGCCGCCTCTGATGATACCGTTGAAATTAAAGTTTGCCATGATTATTTGTTTTTGTTTCGCCCAGACTTCATGTTAGCGCACCAGTGATACATTTTAGCACGTTCCCCTGATGATTTTTTAGCACGTTGACGCAGATCTGTGACCGAGCCAGAGCATGATGCACCTGCACGTTTGACACGCCCTGGTCTGCTGCGGCCCTTGATCTTGCCATCAGCAAAGTTTTCTGTGATGAATTCATGTGCTCTCATCGTGCTGTGGCCACCAATCTAATGTCTCTAGCAACTTTGGCCATGTCTCTGCCTTGTGCAGCAGCAGCGGGCACAGCATACATTTCTTCGTCCTCAGCACCGATGTTTAAGACTTCGCCAGTGGCTGTGTCGAAGCCATGCACTTCAATGCCGGGCATCTGCTCCAAGCGTTGCCACACACGCTGTCCACCGGGACTTTGTTTGCGATCCGATACCAGGGTTAGGCCTAGATCAGTTATGAGCCTGCGATAAAAATCTGCTGCTGGTATGGTGTTGTCAGGACTGGCATACAGGCCCGACACAATGAAACTGTCGGCGTTGCCAGGATAACGACTGCCAAACACCGTGAGTGTGGAGCGATTGGTCGCAGTGTTGAAAAGATTGTAGGTGATCTGTCCACCAAACTGATCACGATACACGCTGTGGGTTTTGTCTATGTCCAAGACCTTGCGGCCCAACAATGACATTTTTTCAGGCGAGATCTTGCCACCGCGATTGGGCAGTTGATCTGGATTGGCACCTTTGCCTTTGACTTTGGAAAGTATTTGCACTTCCTGGATACCTTGTCCACTGTATTGCCGGTAAAGGTCCACATACCGCTGGACATCTTGTTCCCAGCCTCGGGGATCGCGATTCTTGTACTGTAGGCCCAGACTCATGGCATAGGCTTCTGAGGCACTGAGCCATGAACCAGGTTCCTTATGATCGGCCATGCGGGTCAGCACTCGGCGTGTCTGTGGATCTAGTCGTTCCAGTCGATAAGGATCTATACCTTCCCGGACACCTTGTTCCCACACATTACTATCGGGTCGATGTTTGGCCCAAAAGCCTGCACCGGCGTCGGTCTGCTGGCCACTCCTGCGTATGCGATATCCCTGGCTTTTGACATAGTCATACATGGCAGCAGCTATGCCTTGGCCACGATAGCGTTCATCCACTTCCAGATCCTGTGGCATCAACTCACCGTCGTAGTCAATGAACAGCACTGAACCCAAGGGCCGGCCTCCCGCTGATGCTCGCACCATGATCTCATCTTCTTCTCGTTCCAAGCTCATGTCTATGCCTTGGAATGAGTCTTGGCCTATGATGTCCTGTGGTAGCATGATCAATCCAACTGACTGGCCAATTGCTGATACAAAGCCAGTTTTTTATCGGCGCTCATGGCCATCCAACGCTGCATCCAATCACTCGTGGGTCTTGTGCCCAAGGCATCTTTGATCAGGTCGCTGATGCTCTGATCCATTTCTTGTTCAGTGGGTCCAGAGGCTTCTGTCACGCTTTGTAATTGTTGTTGTGTGGCTCGAAGGTTGGGATTATTAGGGTTGGCTGTGTGCCGAACACCGGTGGCAGTACGTTGTGTAGTTCCCCCTGTTGAACTGGCAGTATTGGGCCCAGTGAGATTTTTTACCATACTGCCAAATCGGCTGGAATCCATTCCGGCCTGTGGCAATGCTGCAGATTTCGATGCCACTTGAGCAGGTGCAGTTCCAGCCTGTGGCGGTGCTGTAGTTCTCTGTGCTGTGGGAGCAGGTGCAGTTCTCGGTGCAGGTAGTTGCATTTGTTTCCAAACACCGGCCAAGACATTTTTGTCCACACCTTGCTTGACCAACAAAGCAAAAATCTGATCGCTGTCAGTGGGCGAACCTGCGGCTTTCCATGCTGTTGACAGTTTGTCAGCAGTGATCTTGGTGGTGATGTTTTGACCCACTTGCGCCACTTTGCCAGCGATGGCTTGACCGGCCTGTGAGGCCTTGCCTTTTAGATAATCCCATACTCCTTCTTCCACACGCTGGAACATTTCCCGTATCTGTTGTGGAGTGATGGACTCCGCGGTGGTTTGTGGCCGGCTTGCAACACCAGAACCCGCTGCAGCTCCTTGGCTCAGTGATTGCCCGGCCTGCGCCAATCCGTTGATCCATTGTGTTAACCCATCATTGGCGATTTGGTCCGCTCTGGCGTTGCGTGCTATGTCTAAAATCGCAGATCTGTAATCTGCGGAGTTAATTTCTCTAGAGATAGTTCTCAGTGTGTCATAGCCTCCGGCTTGCCCATCTCTAATCATGCGGAGAGCTTCCTCTATCGCGGATTTTTCTTCCGGAAACACTATTACATTGAATCCCTTCAGAGTCTGTTTCCATTCGGAACCGGGTCCGGTCAGAGTTTTGGTAGCATGGAATGACACGTCTTCTAGCCCGGCATCTTTAGGACCAAATGGTATTGAATCTGCTCGCATACCTGACACAAACTGGCCCAGCATCTCAAATGCTTTGCCTGATAGATAGCCCAGTGCTGCTGTCTTAACGCCCTTGCCCACAGCAGTGGAAAGCTTTTCACCTTTGAGCAATTCAGCGGTGCCACGCAGGATCTGGCCAGCGATGGCGCCTCCAGCAGGACCAGCACCCAAGGCAGCGATGGTAGTGAGCACACCCACGATGGCTGCTGTCTTGCCAGGATTGGCCTTTGCCCACTCGCCCAACTGCGACACACTACGACCCAGTTGAGGAAACTTCTGTGCGATGTTGCCTTTGAGATTTTCAAACTTTTGGTCAAAGGCCTGTACAGGAGCAGTATTTTGTAACCATTTTCCTACATTGTCGATTGCTCGGTTTACAGCACCGGCGGCATCCATGCCTTTGCCCACCAAGGTACGGTTGCCACCAGCGTCTGTGGCTGCTTGTTGTGTGGCTGTAAACAGTTGATTGATCTGTTGTGGATTCAAAGCCACTTCCAGCACAGGCCGGAACTCGTTGTAGATGCCTTCGACGATGCGTCGTTGTTGGACCGTGAGTCCTTGGCAGGATTCTGTAAGGATCTTGTGGCGGGGTTGTGCAATTTCTGTGACTTTCATCTTGATAATTTTACTTTCCGTTACGCCCATCTGGCGCGGCCCCACTGTGCCCAGTTTTCGGCCACCGAGGGCCATGACAGACTCGCGCCCGGAGTAATTCATGGTGTGGACCACATTGAAACCTGAGTCGGGCATGGCCCAGACCTCGATACCGTCTTCGGGGTCTCGAAAGATTTTGACTTTTTCTTTAGCATACTGCACAGCTTCTTGTTTGGTTTTGAACTGACTGGTAAACTTAGCTTCCGTGACACCTTGCGACATTTTTTGTTTAAGTGTTTGTATCTTTTGTTGATAAAATTTGCATTTCTCGTCGTCACCCGCACGATTGGCTGCTAAAGCAAGTTCTTCAAACTTTGATATTTTCTTTCTAATATCAGAGGAGCCTTCTGACAGATCATCGTCGTCAAATGGCAAGTACCAGAACCAGTTTTCAAATCCGCCAGGATTGGTATCATAGTCCATGTGTGCGGCGTTGCGAGCAGCATTCAACATATTTTTGAATATTGCCACAGCGTTATTTTCCACTGCCACTGCTTTCAACGCTTGATACAGTTGTTCAGCACCAGCAGCATCTTTGTGTCGTTGGATCTTGGGAGCCAGTCGGTGATACACATCAGCAAATTCGCTGTGTAGTTCTCCCATGCGGCTTTCGACTAATATTTCTGTGACTTTCATTTTTGATTCCTTGTATTATTTACGAGTCTGTGACAGCATGGATGCTGCGATAGCCAACATACTTTTCATGCGTTCGATGTCTCCGGGTGCTTCTTTCCAACCCACGGTTATCTGCCCGATGAATTTTCCAGGCTCGGGAGGAACACTGATCCTGCAGCCATATCTCATGCCTTTTTCTATGTACCAAAGGCCCACTTCGCTTTGTGCTGCGAGATATTCAACGCAGGGCACTTCTCCGGCCATGAGTGCCACAACATCTCTATTGTTGGCAGCATTGGCAGTGAACAAGCCAACATCTATGCCTTCTTTGGTTTTGTCTCTGCCTTCACGAGTGTATGCACGATACATCACACGGCTGCCCAGTATCGGATCTACTTTGAATATGGCCACTACTTCGGCCTGCGTGTTCTTGAACAGATGTGTGACAGCATCATCCAGGCGATTTTCAGCCAGGGTGGGCAATCGTTGTTGTTCTTTATAGGTACCAACAATTAAATCGAGATTTTTGTAAATCAAGAATCCCATGAATGCCAGCACTGCCATGATGACCAAAGCCACCAACTTGAATGGCGAATCCACATAGGTCAAGATTTTATCAAGATAATCTTTTTTAACCACTGCCATGATTATCTCATCTCCGGTACGACTTCTAATTCTACACCTACTAGATCCGGTCTGTTGCGCCCCATCCATCCGGCGGCGAATCTATTGGCGTCGGTCTGGCTGTTGCCTATGCCACCAAATGTATGCACCACTTCATTGGTGTTGGCATTGCGTATCTGCCACCGACCAGTGAACTCGCCTTGTGATCGTTGTGCTGCATACTGGGCGATCAATCGGTCTGCTTGTTGATTTACATTAGGCTGGGCCTGCACGGGTTCGGCTTCGATGCTGGTGATCCTGCGGCGCTGTGCTTGCAGTGCTGAACGCACCGAATCCATGGCAGCATCAGCATTAGGGGCATCAACACTGAGGCTGTCTGTGACTTGTTCACCATTGCGAGTTTCACTCCAACTCACGCGATAGCGTTGTGTGTCCGCCGCTCTCAAGCGTGTTTGTAAATCCTGCTGATCCTGCCGATTATCTTTTTGCTGTTGCTGATACTGTCGCACTTCTGCGGCTGAGGCTGGTTCGGCTAGGAAACTGTCGGGATCATTTCGGCGGAGTTCGAGCCAATGTTTGTCCTGCCGTTCAGCTTCGGCCTTGGCCAGTGCAGTATTTTCAGCGGCCACCAGCAAGGTCCGACCGCTGTCTGTGTCAGTGATGCGCCAGATGGTGGGACGATCCACGATCTTTTTTGCCACCTGTGCTCTACGGCTCAGTGGCTTTTCAGGTTCCACTTCGGATTTCTCCCGCGTGGTGAAATCAAATCCTTGTCCGCTATATTTGACCAAAGCAGTTTCGTTGGCCGAGTCCAGATTGTAATCTTTTATCACATCAATGACTTCACCAGTGTCAGTGTTGATCACTTCGTATTCTTTAGCAGCCGCAAGGCTGCGCGGGGGTGGCACTTCCTTGGCCAGAACCTGCCGAGCCCACGACTTCTTTAGTTCTTCGGGTGTGATCATACCTGCGCTGTATCGGGCAAACAATTCTAGTGCATCCTTGGCACCTTCTGTTTCAACATCGGCTTTGATTTTGGCGCCTTTGTCGGATCGGGAGTACTGGGTTTCACGGTATCCGCTCAACAGTTTGTACAGTTTCTTGCCATACTCTTGGCGCTCCAGTTCGGGTCTGCTGGCTATGTACATGGCTCTAGCAAAACGCAGCATGGTATCTTCCAGTGCGCCCACTTCTTCGTCGCCTTTGGCCAGATAATCGCCGCCCGGTGAGCGAAACTCGATGTAGCCATCTTTGATATGTGCCGAAGTGTATTTGTCACGGCCCACCCCATCTCTCACCATGTCGGCAGCCAACTCTATGAGATTCTTTTTCATGAGATCCATGGCAGCGGCTGTTTTCTCTGCGCCAGACATTTTTGCTGGCGAACTATCCCAGCCTGTGACTTCCTGCTCCTGCATTTGATTTCTACGGCTGCGCTGCACATCCTGCAGTTTGCCCAGAGCCGAACGTGCGTAACTGTTGGCTGAACGTCCAAAACGTTCCAGCACATACTGATCACCCAGGAACATTATGAGTTTGACATAGTCCACTGCGCCACCCTTGAAAGGCACGCTCACGCCCATGTGTAAACCAGTTGACGAGTTGGTGTAGGCATCGCCGTCGCTGTTGGCCCAGTCTATAACAGTCTGCAGAGATTCCAGCGCCTGCTTGAGTGGCATGGGTGGTGATACCACTTCCAGTCCTGTTTCGTCGCTGGGATCGTCGGGATCTAGGCTGCCATCAGGCTCGATGATCCAAAGCCCGGGCTTTCTTGACACGCTGTGATAGCCCGTGCTGCCACGCACTTGTGCATCACCGCCCAGGGCTTGGCGTAAACTGTCAGCGATGTCGTCCACAGTGCGATCGCCACCGCTGGTTTCACCGCCACGCCAGTAGGGCCAGTCTAAACCAAACTCACTGCCAACGTCACTCATGTATCGATATTCTTGTTCCAACCAGTCACTTTCATCGTAGTCGCTGCTGTCTCTGGTGGTGTCAAAATAATCGTCTCTGGCTTGATCAAAACGATCATCTTCGGTATCCACACTGGTTTCCACATCTGCCCGATACAGTTCTCTGGCCAGGGCTTCAATCTTTTCTGATTGTTCCTCGGACTCTTCACTGGTGTCTATGCCCAGTTCTTCCGCAGCACGCTCTCTGTAGTTGTCCTGCTCCTCGGGCCATACATTCTCATCATAGTAGTCACGCACGATCTGATCTGCGTTTTGGTTCCAGCCTTCGGCGATCTGTTCATCTCGCCATTCGTAGAAAGATTCCCGCATTTCTTGCTGCAATCTATTAGCAGACGATCTGCCGATGCCGTTGTCGCCGCCTTGGAAAAAATCCACCACCCCATCTATGCTGTAGGCACGCTCGTCCATGTCATAGTCAGCTTCGTAGTCTTCTTCCTCGCCTTCGCCGGCATCACGGAAGATGAGTTCGGCTTCAAAGCCTGCTTGTATGCCCTCGGCTTCGTCGGAATCGGCCCACTTCTTGAGTTCACCTGGGCTCATCTTGACTTCCAAGAGATCTTCACTGTCCTGTGATTCTGCTGTGATGCCACGTGCCCAATCGTCGGGTGTGACGCCGTATTTGGCCACCCACTGATCGTGCAACTTTTGAGGTGTGATATCATATCGTCGGGATATGGTTTGCATGACGTGATCTATGTTGTCATAGTTGGGATTTTCCAACTGTTTCACACCTTTGGCCAGATCATCCAGGTACTTTTCACGCTGATAACTTTCTGCTATGTCTGTGAATATTTTGTCGTGCTGTCGACCGTAATCAACCATGACACGTCCGGCCACGGTGTTGGCATCGGCTTCCACTCTAGCCAACTCTTGGCTGTTCATGTCGTGATGCGCTGTGCCATCAATAAACTGTTTCACGTGCTGCAGTTCATGTGTGTAGGTACGCAACACATCTGCTAGATATCTGTCGCCAACGTAAACATAAACTTCACTGTCATCGGCTGTGTTCTTCCACTGCGTGACACCAAATGTGTTGTGATCTCGGGCCCAGGATCTATCGCTGGTAAAGGTGACTGGTGGTACTTGTTCGGGCTTCAGCGCCAATGATCTTAATATATCGGGTATGGCACGATTGATCTCCGAACTCAACCGGCTGTCCACGCCACGGAATGTGACACGGCCTTCGGTCAATTTACCGTTGGTTTTAGCCTTAGGAGGCACGCCAGCACGAGAGATTTTGAATCCCAACTGCTGAGCTGCTTTTTTCAAACTGTCGGGTCGGACGTCTACTGTGAGTGCGTTGCTGAATCTGGGATCATTTCGTTCTGCTTGGGAAGGAATATAACCCGAAGCTGCTTCCTTCAAAGGCTCGTCCCCGAATCCCCAACGAAACTCCGTCATGATTTCCATGCCTGTCACACGCTTGATCAAATCCCATACGTCTCTTTGCTGGCCTTGCTTGATCAGTTGGCCCAGCAACTTTTTCTGCTCGGCAGTGGCCTTGCGATAAAACTCGTTCAGTTCCATGATGCCAATATTGCCGGCATAGGCAGCTTCTTCTATGCTGAGTTCTTCGCTCTTGGCCTGATCACGTGCCTGCATCAATTGTCGGATCAATCCACGATTGCGCAGTAGTTTGAACACTAGATTTTCTGCAGAAAATTCCCCGGCACGATCTAGACCGGCCTTTCTCATGCGTTTGATTTTGTCCAGCAGCAGGGACAATCGATCATATTCAGGATTTTTCACAGCCTGTTCTATGGCGTGGCCCAGTTTTTTGTATTTGGACTGCACTGTGTTGTCGTCTATGGGCACTCGCTGCCGGCGTGGCATTTTCTGCCACTGATCACGAGAAAGGGAATAGACACCAGCACTGTGATGCTGATCAGCTGCGCCCTGCACATACAATTCCACATCAGAATCTTTTACCTTGATATTATATCGATCGTTGTACAGGCTTTTTTTGGCGTCAAACAATTCACGATACACTTCATCGTTGTCCAATCGCTTCATGTCAATGATCAGGTGCAGATCAATATCGGAATAGGGTGTGTAGGTATAGCCTGCGTTGCTGCCACTGACGGTGATGTCATCTATCTGGGAGGCATTTAATCCAAGATATTCTCTAAAATCATCGGCTATGCGCAGCAGGGCTCTGCGCACATCGGGTTTGATTTGATCCCCGTCAAACAATTGGGGATTGAGATCTTGATGCAGCTGCACAGCATCCTTGAGACTGTACTGTTCTAATTCCGTGATATCCATGATTTAATATTTAGCAGTTTTTCCACTAGGCACAAGCCAAAAAAATAGCGCAGTATTATCTGCGCTATTTCCAACCCGGGGGGTTGCCAGCAAATTTATGCTGCCACAGCTGTTTGTGGCTGTCCGGCTTTTTTGTTCTGTTCCACGATAGCGTGCATTTCTTGATAAATGCGATCTTGGCTCATGAAATCAAACACAAATGTTCCGGTATGGCGCAGTAGCACACGCTTGTCTACCCAGACTTCACCGCCTAGATCACGCCAGTTTTCGCAGAAAGTCCAGTCCTCGCTATAATAGCGATTTTCACGCACAGCCGTGTCAAAATATGTTTTCATATATTGATTTAATTCTGCTGGCAGTCCAATGTCATTGTTGAATGATTTCACAGCAGGATGGCTGTTCATCTTTTCAAATACATGGCGTTTGATCAACAAAAATCCTGTGCCAGTTTTTGATACTTCCTGCAGGCCATCTGGTGCTTCTTTTGCTCCGGGGAATCCGTTGACCACCCATTTTACTGGCAGTGTTTTCATGGGATATAATCCACCGATCACGTCTTTGTCGTGATTCAACATGGCCAGGATATGCCAAGGCTCAAAACCAATGTCGGCATCGATAAACATCAGGTGTGTTGAATCTGCTGTGTTCAAAAACTTGGCTACCAAGGTGTTGCGAGCACGGCTGATCAAGGACTCGTTGGTCATGGTTTCCATGGTCCAATCCAGGCCCAACTGGCGTGCTGTATTGCTCCATTTGATATAACTCATAAAATTCTGTTCAAACAATTGACCACCATAGCAGGGCATACAAAAATGGATTTTTTGTTTGCGGCAGTAGTCGATGTTGACCTGGATCTGACCTTGTTGGGGTTGCTGTTGATCGGCAGCAGGTGCTGGTGCAGCCTGGGCTGCTTCTGTCAGCGCCTTGGCCATTGCTTCTTTTTTATCTTTTTTTGCCATGTTGGTCCTCAAAGTAAAGTTGTGCTATTACTTAAGAACTCTACAGCGGCGGAGAAAATTTATTGAGCAGCAGCGCGATCGATCACGGCCTGATGATAGCCGTCGGACCAGTCACGATATTCAGCAGAGTCTGGGTCATAAGGATTGACCATGACCTGATTGTTTTGGTAGCATTTGTAGCCCTTGAGATAGCAACGACTGTCTCTGGGACCTAGATCCAATTTGCTCATGGGCTTGCTGGCAATATTTTCAGCGAAATTGGTTTGATCATTGAGATCTTTGATATCCCAACCTGTGCGCTGTATGCTCTGCACCAGTGCTGTTTCTATATCGTACACACGACTTTGCAGTAAATCCACAGCATCAATGGCTTCTTCAATGGCTGCCATTACATCAGCGATGCGATTGCGTTGATTTTCCATGGTTTCTGGAGCCAAGGTACGCAGCTGCATTTCAAAATCGTGCAGTTTGTACAAGGCGTCTTTGCTGATTTTTTTCACACTTGGCAGCAGCCGTTCCATATACTTCTGTGCCTGGGCCAAAGATTCTGCAGTTTCGGGTTCTGCGGCTTCTTGCGTGACAATCTGTTCCAATAATCCAACAAATCGATTTTTTTGTTCATTGGTGGCAGAGCCGAGATTGTCGCGTATCTGCTGTACTAGATCGTTGATTTTATTGGCGTCCATAGAATTATTTATTGTTCACACCCATGGCCGCAGCCACGGTTTCAAAATAATCCCGACCTGCCACTCGGAGATTGGGATCTACCCCAGTGGCACGGAAAAATCCTTCGCGATCGCCTGCAGTGACCATGGCACGAACATCGGTACTGCGTAGATTGGGATCACCCGCAATGCCCTCAGCATCCTGTGCTTCAGGCGTGCCACCATCTGAGAATGAGTCAAAATTGTAAACTGCCCGTAATGGCTGGCCTTTGGTATTCACCTGCTTGCCATTTGTCACCATTGGAAAACGCATGGCTTCTTCGCCGGCGCCGTACATGACCACAGCATTCTTGTAGCCTTTTTTATTCAAATATTCGGCAGCAAAATCACTCATGGGTACAGCAGGATCCATGACAAAATGATCACGATCCTGTGGCAATATTGCCCGCCACCAGGCCAATTTTTCAGCACCTGTCAAAGGATTTTTTTCAGGATCACTATCGCGAGGACTAATAAACAGATACCAGTCAGCATTCAATTCACCGGCCTTTCTTTTCAAGGCATTGATCAGTCGCTGATGTCCAGCATTGGGCGGATTAAATCTACCAAATGCGTATACCACTGTGTCTTTGTTGCCACGTGTGTTTTCAAACAATTCAAATAATAACATTATCTAGGTTGCCAATCGCTGCGTTTGATATATTTAACAAATTGTCCAGGAATGGCATATTGGTAACCACCAGGATCGGGCTGGGCAAATCCTTCGGGGTTGTCCTGGCGTATGATGCTGTGTTGCTGTATGCCTGTGAGCCACTGATCCAGCACTGAATCTTTGATTTTTTGCAGTTGTTCCACAGCACCCAGCGTGGCTGTGAGTCCTGCTGAATCGCTGAGCATGACGTCGGCTTGTTTGGCGCTGAGATTTTGTTTGGCCCAGACCGGAAATGATTGAGTTAAATCGGCGAATTTTGTTGCCCGCTGATCACCCATGAACTTGTAAATCACTGAACCAGGACTTTTAAGGCCCGGTTTGGGCGATAGATAATTGTCCAACACTGTGCGATTTTTTAGTATGCTCTGCTCAAGTGCAGCCAGAGCACGATCCATTTCAGGATCCAGCACAGGCACAGTTTCCACATACAGCGGCCCTTGCACTATCAGGCCAGGTGTGTGATTCATGGCGTCGATTTGATCTGTGCTGAGTCGCTGTTCATCTGTGCTGCCCAGTTCGGGATAGTATCCTGTAATGGCCACACCAGCAGTGGCATTTTCTATACGCTCACCCAGTCTGCTGTCCTGGCGCACATAAAATCTCGTGACGTTGGGCTGGAATGTGTATTCACCACGGGCAGCAATGGCAGGTTTCTCAGGATAGAACAACAATCCACCTTCCACAAATCCACGGAAATCGCTGGGAGTAGCACGCTCAAATACCGAATACAATTGGCTCATGCCTTGTGCATATTGATTGCGCTGTGCTTGTTGTTCTGGGGTATCCGCACGACCTGTGCCGGCAATAAACTTTTTTACTGCTGACGCACTGGACATTT